CATCAGCTTCCTACCTTACTCAGAACACACGTACCAGCAAGCACCCTATGAGCCTGTGGATCTGGAGACGTACCAGAAGCTAGTCAAGGAGTTTCCAAAGACTATTGAGTGGGACATCGTTGAGGAGTCAGACATGACTGAAGGGTCACAACAGTTGGCCTGTGTTGGCAACAGTTGCGAGATCTAGAGTGAAACTGGAGGGGCCTTAAGTGGCCCCTTTTTTTACTGCTCAGTCCTTTTTTGATTAAGTTCTCTAACTATGTTTCTAACTTCCGAAGCTTCTTCTTCAGTCATAGAGTCTACAATGTCAGACACAATTAACGAAAGAGCGACGTCTCTTTTTTGTTCTGTAGCAAACTTAGCTTTGTCGTAGGCTAGTAGTTTGTTTACGTGTTTGGGGTTTGTCGCTGCTTTAGCTAAAACATTAGGAATCAATATTGCAGAAGCTCCTATAACTGGACCAACTACAGGCACTGCAGCTCCGCTTACTAAAGCTCCTGTTATGCCAAGAACTTGGTATTCTTTATTTCTTAAAAATAATTCACCTAAATTACTTTGAGGTTTCTCAGAAGCTTCTGACATAAGGTTTATAAGTTGTTTTACTTTGGCATAGTCAGCGCCTAACACCGCCTTAAACCTAGAAGCTTCTGTAGGGTCTGCTAACTTATTTGCTAAATTTTTATATTTTTTTATAGAAAACTCACCAGTCCCTAAGTCAGGGAAAGTTTTTTGTAAAAAACCTTTTTTAATTAGAGCATCTGCCTCATCAAAAGAAATAAAACGATCTAACGGAGCTACTCCTGCTTTTTCTGCTTGTGCGAAGGACTCTTTTAAACTCTTTTTAAAAGTAACTACTTGGTTTATGTTACCTGCTTGTGTGAGCAAGTTCCCTAAGCTTTTGTAGTTCCCTTTAGAAGCTTGGTTAATAAAAGATCTATTGACTTCCGGTAGTATTCCTTTTATTCCAGAAGAATAATCAGCCTTGAGTTTAGCATATTTAGCAGCAGCTTCTGGGTTTTTAGTAGTAAGAACTTTATTAGTAGTCTCCCTTAAAAGAGAAGATAACTGATTTAATTCATACTCTAAAGTTTCGTTGTACAAGTCGCTTTTAGGGTTGCCGAACTTAGAAGATATGTCAGAAGAAAGTTTTTTGTCTATTGTTATAAGTTCGTTTAAACCAACTTGTTTGACTGGACTGTCTCCAAAAACTTTCTTAAGTCCTTCTATGTACTGTATAGTATCGTCAGATAGCTTGTTTACTATTTCTCCTTGGTTTTTTTGCACGAAGGAATCAAGAGTTTGTGTATAAGGTCCTACAGGAATTAAAGTTTTCCCTGCTGTTTTAACAATGTCGTCTAAACCTCTAGCATAGTTCTGTCCTAGTGCTTGTTTACCTTCAGAAACAACATTATAAAGAACTTCTGCTATGTCTTCAGAGTTCCCGCTGATGTTTACACTAAACTTATTTAAAACTTCTGTCAAAGCTTCGGAAGTTGCTTGATTAACCAACTCAGCGTTTTTCTCCATTTTAACACTTGAGAAAATTCCTGAGTTTGCTATCTTCTCCTTTAAAACAGCAGAACCTTCAATACCTGCTTGAAATGGGGTAAGCGTAGCTCCTTTGCCTTCTAGTATTCTTTGTGAAGCCTGTAAAGATTCCTTAGTACCTACTTCTGGAACAGACTGTAATAATTCTTTGGCAGTTTCTTCAGGAGTAAAGCCTAAAGCTTTTTTACCTGCCACAAAAGCAGGTTTAAGAACCTTACCTAAACCTAAAGTAGCTAAGTCAAAACCCGCAGAAATAATCCCTTGTTCAATAGCATTAGCGTAATCTAAATCTTCGCCGGTTAGCTCATCAGAAATTAAAGAACCTCCTCCTGTCCCTAAAGCTCCTCCTACAACTCCACCAACAAACATACCAACAGGACCTGCAAATGAACCGGCGGCGGCTCCTGCTACCGCTCCTCCTAAACCCACAGGAAGATCCATGTTTTCTTCTAAAAAGGAAGAAACTCCGTCGCTTTCTCCCACAGTTTCTCCGAAGTCTCCTAACGAAGCTGCCCCTAGCCTTATAGCAGAGTCTTTAAGCTGCTCTTGCGTAATGTCTTTAGGAACATTTTTTATGACGTTTCCGTTGGGTAACGTAACAGAAATAGTTTCCATGTTTATTCCTTAGTTAGTAGGAAGGTTGTTGAAGTCAAAAGTAGTTTCTTCTTGTGGTTGTTTTTGTTTTTTTGCTCGACGCTTCTTTTGCTTGGTGTTGTAGTCTTCAAAAGACGTAGAGTCTGCTCTTAGTTGAGCACTCTCGATAGCGTCTTTATACTCCTCCATAAACAATTTAAGGATTGCTTTGTTTGCAAAATTACTTTTCTCAAGGCTTTGATACAACCCTTCTAAATATGTTCTTTCTTGGTTAGAAATAGCTCCTGTAAAAGCCTCTAAACCCTGCAAAACATTTTTACCCGCTAAAGTCTGAAACGCAGCTTCGTTAGCGGGCGTTTCCCCGAATAAATTTTGTGCTGACCTTACAATTGAAGTTGTAAAACCACCTGTGTTTATTTGTTCTAACAGTTCAAGGCTTCTTTCAGCATTTTTAAAACTTCTTTCTAAAGAAGGTAGTGCATTTATAGCTTCTATCCTTAAACCGCTAAACTCTTCCTCTAGTTTTATTCCGGGTTTGTCAAAAGCACCTGCTCCGGTTGTTCCTGAAACAATAGTCAAGTTACCCACTGGTTCTTTAGGAGCACCGGGAAAAGGAAGGATAACTTCCCTGCCTTCACCTTGTTCATCATATTGAGAAGCTCGTGTAAATAAGTTTCCTTGGCTGTCTCTGACAACGACCTCGCCTTTTGTTGTCCTGTCCCCACCAGTTTTAGTAAAGTTTTCATATATTGCAGTGGCTTGATCCATAGGAACTTCGTAAGTTTTAGCAATCCTAAAAAACCCTTCACGAGCTTTGGGGTCACTCATCTGCATACCACGAGCAGACGCAAAAGTTGCTAAGGCTTGTTTACCCTTGTCTATTTGTCTGGCCTGAGCCGCCTTCTGCGCTTCTAAAGCTTCTGGGACACGTCCCATCTGAGCCAGAGTTGCTGCTCCTTCCCGCATTCTTGTAGGAAGACCTGTAAGCATACTTTCCCCAACTTCAACCATTTTAGCCTTCTCTGAAGCCTCTCTGGAAGCCTGAGACAACTGCTGTGCTTCTTGTTGGTAGCCAGCAGCAGCCAACTGTTGACCAATGCTGGCTAAAGCAGCAGCGTCTCCAGAAGCCATTGCTTGCTGCCCTTGTTGCATCAACTGGTTAAACGCTTGTTGCTTCTGCTGCTGCTTACGCTGACCCGGAAGACCACCAATAGTGGCACCTAAGCCAAACAAGCTTTCTGCCATTGCAGGTCTACCTAGGCTGGACAAAAACCCTTGTGAAAATGTAGCCATTATGTGTTCTCCTTATTAACTAAACAAGCCACCAAGTGCTGCACTAGCGATTCTACCACCGACACCTCCAGCAATGTTAGCTTGTCCCAAGCCAGCTTGTAGCAGTGCTTCTAAGCCTGAAGCATAGGTCTGACCATAAGTTCCTGCCTGTTGTGATATAGCTTGTCTTCTTTGCTCTGCAGCAGTCATACCGGGCTGCAATGCGCCAAGCAACTGTGCCTGTGGTACGTAACCAGCGGCTAACATGCCTGTCCCTAGCTGTGCCTGACGTTGCTGCTCTTGTCCCGCAAACTGCATAGCGTTTAACATGGCTTGGTTTCTGGCTTCTTCTTGTGCTTTAGCCAACGCAAGTTGTTCAGGAGTTCCACCAAACTGTGCCGTACGTACGCCTGTGCGTCCTTGAGCCGCCATACGCTGCTCTAGTTCTAAACGCTGGCGTTCTTCTTCAGGAGACATGGCTGTACGCATACGTTGGTACACTTCCTGCTCACGCTGATCTACAGGAGTTGCTGCCTGTCCAAAGAACATACCAGCACGTTCCAACTGCTGCTGCTGTAGAGCCTGTTCTTCAGGAGAAGTAGCCATTTGGTAAGTCATCTGACCCGTAGTAGGATCTTGTGCCATGCCAAACTGACCACCAGTAGCAGAAGTTACGGTGTACGGTTGGAACTCCAGCATACCACGGAGTTCTTGGGCTAAACCTTCTTCTCCTGCTAATCCTTCAAAAGCACGTTCTCCAATCTTTCCTACATCGCTATAAGCATCTGTAGCAAACCCTAAACCAGCAGTTCCCAAACCTAAAGCAGCAGCAGTGTTGAGCGGAGAAGACCCTTCGCCTCCAAGATTTTCTAAAAAATCTTTAATATCTTCCAAAGTCATTAGTAGGTTCCTCCGCTAATCGTTCCCGTTGACAACGTACCTGTGAAAGTCAGGGCCGGTATCGTGACAGTCCCTGTGAACGTAGGTCCAGCAGTGTCTGCCTTTGTAGCTATTGCAGTTGCAATGTTATCAAACTCAGTTTCAAACTCAGTTCCCTGAACAACCTTGTTAGGGTCACCTGCAGACAAAGTGTCCTTTGCAGCAAAGTCCGTTACTTTAGTATAATTACTCATATTGTTTTACCTACTAGTGCAAGTACATTGATTTCTTGTATTGACAGTTCGTTACCATTTATGCTTGTTTCCATACCTATGCTCAAGGTTCCTCCACTGCCGTTAGTGTTTACAGCGTCTTTAGACGTCAAGATACCGTCAGAATACTGACCTACGGTGTACTCGTCTATACCAAACTCTGCTTTTGCTTGGTCCTTCAACGTGATGATGCTTGTGTTGTAGGAAGAACCAAAGTCATAGTCCCACTTTAGTAGAATGTCAAGTCCACTACCACCTACTACCGTCGGTCTAATCTTTTTGAGAAACTTAAGTTTAGAAGGATCGCCAAAGGACAACTCAGGGCTAAAGTACTTGAAGCTGTAGGGACTACCGTTGTCTTGAAAACCTGTGTACTGCCCTATGCCCTGTGCGCTTCCTATGAGTAAGTCACCGTTGTCCTTGCGTTCATAACAAGTGAAACTAGTGCCGGGCCAGCGTGTAACTCTGTATGACCCGTTTTCTAAAGTTCCTCTAATGTCAAAACAATAACTCATGTTTTGGTTTGTAAAAGTTAGTAGGTAGAAGTTTGCTTCTGGGTAATACACAGACTTGTAAACTTCGTTTGCTTCATTGATTAACTGTATAATGTCCGTGGTAATCGTCCCGGACAAACTGCTTATTGGCATGGATTTTTCTTGTATCGTTCTTCCGAAGCTTCTTAAGCCAGTCTGGGAAAGAAAGATTACGTCTACACCAGTGTACTGTACCGTGTCTCTGCCTACGCAGCCAACACCGGAAATAGTGTCGGACAAAGCCATAGTAGCAGGAGCGTCAGCACCTGAGTAAACTACGATACTACGCTTGCCAAAGATAATCAAAAGATTGTTATGTGCAGCCAGTGCAACAATCTCGTCGTGACCATCTGGCCATACTTTAGCTATGTCGATGGACCCAGAGGTTCCACCGGACCAGTCATGTCCTATCAAAAGGTCAGACCAATAAACAGTTGACTTGTCTGTAGCGAAGTCGGCAGTCCATAGTCTACCGTAAGCTGCCAAGACTTCATTGCCGTACATCGTTGAAGCAACACCTGCTGCTCCTGAAACTGTACTGAGTTTAATTACAGAACCACCTGCGTTGTCGTACACAAGAGGTTCGTATGCTCGCTGGAAGAAGTAGATCTTGTCGTTAAAGTTGACCATCTTCCAGTCGTCAGCAGTGATTGTGTAGCTACCCGGAGTCTCGTCAGCCAACGTGGTTGTACCACTGAGTATCTTGTTGTTGCCCACAGAGAAGATCTTAGTGTTACCTGCGTCGTCTCTGAACTCCTTAACAGCACTCAGGTTGTCACTACCTAACTCCGTCTTGTTAGTAGTCGTTACGTTGTAACCCTTACGTGCTGCTATACGCCCTCTTTTGTCAATCACTGCGTTGTCAGCAACTTCAGCAAAAGAAGGGTCCTGAGACAACGGTGAGTCCTCAGTGTTAATACCCTTGAAGCCCGGAGCTACAAGATTAATACTTTTTAGTTCTTGTGCCATATAGTGTGTACCTTAAGGCGTGTAGAAGATAGTTTCTTCTGGGTGTCTACCAGCGTCCTGTGCAATAGCGTCTGACAGGTACTTGTTAGCCATAGCAAAGTACTCTTGCGTCGAAGTACCACCAGTTTCTCCACGCTCACGAGCAGCAAAGGCTACAGCAAGGTGCATTACTGGCATCGCCGGTATCTTCAGCTTGTCAGTGTCTGCACTCAAGTCAGGATTACGTAACGCACAGTTAAAACGTAAGGAATAAACTCCGTCAGGCTTTGGGTAAACGTCGATCAAAGTGTCACCGTCAGAGTCAACACCGTTGTACGTGTAGTACATTGGTGACCCTGTTTCCGGTGCCGACAATAGGAACTGTGAGTCAAACCAGTTGTTAGTCTGGTAGTGCATCACGAAGTTAGACGTGTCGTTTAACACGTTTAGTTCCTTGATGTTATTCTGGCTGCCAGTCAAGGAGTAATTGAAGACGTCAGCC